CTCATACTATGACCATGATGGAGGCCCGTACCACATCGCGGAAGTTTTGCCAACAACGCCTAGGCATGCAGTTAATCTGCCTATTAGGAGATGCTGAAAACTGCTCTTCGCAAACGATCGTTATAGGGCTTATAGCCCAGTGTGCCTTGACTGAGGCTTCAACCATCAGTCCTCTCCCTCACCCATTCTCTCCCACCGTTCAGCAAGGTTCCCAGGGTCGGCATGGAAGTCCCCGTATTCAGGCTCATCAAGACGCGCCTTAGACGGTTCTCTCCGGTACCATCGACTTTCCCTAACTTCTTGACCAAAGAAAGGGACCCCCTTTACGTATACCCAACCTAGCCGTTCATACCGGTAGCACTCGACATAGGAACGATAAATGACACGTTGTTCCAACGGGGTCAAAGAGCATAAACGCTCAAAAGCAACTTCTTCATAATTCGGTTGCTTCCCCTTTCGAGTGGCCTGCCAGTAGGCTAGTTTCCTGACCCCGTAGACACGGCGTGCGACCTCTTTTGCCTCTTCTTTCCGCATGAAACCGGAAACCCGAGGAAGACTTGAGAAGTCCCGCTGTTCGCCACCTAAGTACACAAGGTAGCGATTCCCATTCTTCATGACGCCAGGTAGTTCCTGGTTCTCCCACTCGGCGAAGGCCTCATATGGCCTGGACTTGACAACTTCAAGGTAGCAATAAGCCACCCAGTCAAAGTCTCTTTCGTTCGCCTGGAAGACACCAGTCCCTCCCCAGCAGATCGGGAAGTCCCTGAACAGGGCTCGTTCAGGATTGAATATACGATCGGATGCTCTCGACTTCAATGGACTAACTAGGTACTCAAGCCAGTGTATTTGAGGAGGCTTATAATCGCCATCACTCATTGCCACAATCAGGCTAGGGCGCAGTGGATGCAATGCCACGCCGCCCTTAAAGATCCTAGAGTTTACGGTCCAGAACTCGTTGTTAACGAGAGTCTTACCCCGAGAAACCCTGCCCCCCACCTCCGACACCGCCTTTTCCCATGCCTCCCTTTTCTCAAGCAAAGCTCTCAGAAGTATAAGATCGTCGCCATTGATCCCAGCGCCGTCATACCTCAAAAGAGCTCTCATAAACCTCTTGTCAGTCCAGTTCTCCCACCCATCAAAATAAGGGTCAGACAGGATCACACAGACGAGGTTTACAAGGCAAAGAATCGGGAAGGAAAGGATCGA